AGGGTACGATGGTTCGAATCCATCCCTGCCCACCACTATGAAAATCGTAGAAATACTGAGAAATCAGCAAGTCTACGATTTTTATAATGCAATTTTAATGCAACTAGATATTATTAATGTAATTTATATAGTTATCTAATGCATTAACTTTAAATTTATTAAATATAGTTGTATATGTATTGATTGTTATAGAAATATTCTTATGACCAAGTAGTTTTTGCAATACTTCTGCAGGAACACCAGCTTCAATACAACGAGTTGCATATGTATGTCTTAACATATGAGTATTAACATTACTTGTTTTTAAATTAATAAGTTTATCGTTGCCATCTTTATCGGTTCCTTTTTTCTTTTTAATTGTAATTACTTTTATGTTTGCATTTTTACATATCTTTTTGAAATGAATATTTATTGTGCTAGGGGCAATGATGGTTTTATTAGACTGACAAAATAGAAGATCATTGTTATTTGAAACATAATTTGCTATACAATCTTTTAGAATAGGCTCTAAGATAGAAGTAATTGGAATATCACGTGTGGATTCATAAGTTTTAGTCGTTCCTCCAATTTTTACTTTTCCATTTCTATCTTTGGTTAAAGTATTAGTTATATGTATTAGTTTATTATCAAAATCTATATCTGCAGATGTAAGAGCAAGGATTTCTCCTATTCTCATACCAGAGTGGATTGCAATTAAAAAGATATTTTTATATGGTTCGCCTTTTAACGCTTCGATAAATGCTTTTTGTTCCTCAATACTTAAAGCATCTACTTTTTTATCTTGCTTTGTAGATTTTGGCTTTAAAACATTTAGTAAAGGATTTTTAGATATAATTTCTCTTTTTATTCCTTCCTTAAAAATACTTCCTAACATCTCATAAATTTTATCGATATATGAATTAGCATAATCTTTTTGATTATTCATAAAATCCTGTAATTGATATACTTCAATCTTCTGAATTGGAATATCACCGATAGAACTACATTTTATAATATTAAAAGTACCTAATGCTCTTCCATAAGTAGCTTCTGTAATTCTATTTGATTCAAATTTAACATCAATAAGAGATTGGCCTAATTGTGATATAGTAATATCAGATTTATTTATAAAAGAACTATTTTGAACATCAGCTAAAGCTGTTGTCATTTTTTCTTTTACTTCTTTTCTAGTATTTCCATATACAGATTTACGATTTAATTTTCCGTCTAATTTTCTACCTGCAGTAAATTGTCCAACCCATTTGTTTAGCTTTTCACTATAGTAAATAGTACCTTCGCCATTTCCTCTTTTTGCCATAAATACCTCCCTACAAATAAAACTGCTATTCAAAGCAGTTTATCGTTTGTTCTCCATATTTTCCTTTATAAAATTCTATTGTTTCAGCCATATATTTGACTGTAACTTCAAAATGTTCTGCAAGAGCATAAACTGTATTAATTCCGTTTCAAAATGGCTAATTTTAAATTCTCGTAAGGAATTAGCACCATTCTTGCATACTTTTTAGCTCTATATTCTTGCTTAGATATTAAAGTTGTATCTGTACAATTGATAGGATAAGTTGCATCTTGATAATAATGTCCTAATTCTTCTGCTAAAGTTTCTTTTTCTATATATGAATTATCAATATTTTTATAGTTTAAACCTATTGCATTTATTTTATCTATGTTAATAAAACAGCCATAAGCATTTTCTATATAATAATCATATATTTTTATTTTTTCTTTATCTGCTATATTATATAAATCACTTAGATTCATTTTTTTTATCTCCAACATCTTTTTTATTATCTTTCATAATTACTTCTAATAAACCTTTTATTTGTTGTTTTTGAGTTTCTGTAGGTGGGGTGTAATCTTTCATGTTAAATCCGATTTTTGCTAGACCTAGTGGGTCAGTTTCTTTTGGATTTCTTTCATCTGACTTACCTAATAGGTAATCTATGCTACAATCAAGTACTTTTGATAATTTACTTAAAACATCAATTGAAGGCATATTTTTATTATTTTCGTAATTAGCAATATTTGAACGAGATGTATCAATTTTTTTTGCAAGTTCTTCTTGAGTTAAATTGCAATCTTGTCTAATTTTTTTTAAATTATTTCCAAAACTCATAAATATGCTCCTTTCTAAGGAAATTATAACATTTTATTGTCAGTTTTGCAAACATTTTTTGAAAAAAATAAAAAAGTTTTTAAAAAAGTATTGACAGCCAAACAAACATTGTATATAATGTCAGCAGAACGAACAAAAAAGGAGAGGTGAAAATATGAGAGAGAAACTTATAGAAGTTAGAAAGAAAAAGGGCTATACTCAAGAACAAATGGCAGAAAAACTAAATATTGCAAGAACAACATATACAGGATATGAAAATGGAAATGTATCACCATCATTAGAAACAGCCTTAAACATAAAAAAGATATTAAACTATAAAAAAGATGATATTTTTTTAACTTCAAATGTCAGCCAAACAAACAACAGAATAAATGAAAAGAAATGAAAGGAGATGAGAAGATGGAAGAAAAAATTGAGAAAATACCAGAGATATGTGCAGAATTATTAACTATTTATAACGAAATAAAAAGAGAGGCACATGAGGAATGTACCAACTCTTATCATGAAAATGAAGTTACAGGAGTTATTTATAAGTAGGTTTAACTAAAGTAACTATGTTGCAATCATTGCAGACATATGCATCAAATGCAAAACCTTGGTCAGCATAAATTTTATTAGCATTACTATTGTTTTTATCATTCACCTCAATAGTAGAAATAAAAAGCTTTGCTTGTGGATTGTCTTTAGATTCAACTTTAGAAATATTGATGCTATTGCAATGAGGGCATCTCATGTAATCAGCCATAATAATCACCTCACTTTCGACAAATTAAAATATTTTTTTCATAAGTTCGAAACAATTATATCAAAAATTAAATAAGAAATAAAGAGAGGAGATGAAGATATGCAAGAGAAAAAATCAATAAAAACATTTAATGAATTACCAGAAACAATAACTCCATACGATTATGCAGATTGGAGAGGAATTGGAGAAAGTAAAGCAAGAGAAATATTCAATGGCAAAGGATTCCCTCGTATAAAAGGCACAGGGGTAAAACAATTAGCAGATAAAAGAGCAGTTTTATTATATGAACTTGGATTAAAAGAAGAAGAAAAACAAAATGTACTTAAAGAAATAGCAAAATTAATATTAACTTAAGAAAGAAGGTGTAACAAATGATAAGTTATTTAATAGACGTATTTTTATGCAGTATGGTAGTAGTAGCAGAGCTAGTAGGAACAATTACATTAGCAATAGCAGTAGAAGTTATAGTTTATAAGATTTTCAAAATTAATCTATATCGAGAAACCTGGAAAGCCTTAAACAAGTTAGATAGAAAGCTAAATAGAATATTGGGATAGAAAGGAGGGAAAAAAGTGGAAGAAATTCAAAAAAATAGTGGCAATGTAAAAGTATACATTAACCACAAATATTGTTTAATAACCAGTAAAAATATGATTATTAAATCTCAAACTGATAAGAACCGTCAGGCATTTGTTTTAATTTCTTAGAAGTAATTATATAAAAAACAAATTTAAAAGTAAAGGAGGGAAGAGAGATGCAAGTATTTATAGGCATAATTTTAGGGTTTGTTGTGGCAATTATTGTGATGATAGTTACAGGATTTGGACAAGATCCATATTTAATTAGGGAAATAGATGAACAAACTGATGTTGTTAAGAAGATTAGTAAATTTGCTAATTGTTTGATTGATACTGAAATTTCTGGACTAAACGATATAAAAGAAATATTAGATATAACAACACTAAGTGAAGAGGAGAAGAGTCAACATATACAGATAATAACAGATGTACACATAAAACATTTATTAACATATTCAGAAAAAATAAAAGTACTATCTGACAGAAGAAAAGATAATTCCAGATAGTACGAAACTCATTAATTAAACATGACTATATTAATAATAGCACAGAAAATAAAAAAATGCAAGGGGAGTTTTTCCAAATGCAAACTACACGGAACAATTAATGATATAAGCATAGATTTTAATACGCGAAAACCTAAAATAAGCCTTTTATTAGATACAAATGAGTTAAGTATAGTAGAAGAACTAAAAAACGAAAATAAGCTAAATATTGAGCTAAAAAAATATCGTAAACCTCGTAGCCTCGACGCAAATAAATACTTTTGGAAATTGCTTCAAGAGGTTTGCGATTATAAAGACATAGACACAATAGCAGATTACAAACGCAGAGTAAAAGAATTAGGAATATTTAAGCAATTTAAGATAATGACACAAGATGTAAAGACCTTTGAAAAAATATGGACTGATAGAGGAATAGCTTGGTTTTGTGAAATAGTAGATACAACATACATAGGAGATACAGAATTTAAAATTATAAATGCATATTATGGCTCGAGTTCGTACAATAGCAAGCAGATGAGTAGATTAATAGATAATCTAGTTCAAGATTGCAAAGCTGTAGGAATAGAGACGAAGCCACAAGCAGAAATAGATAGTTTATTAAAACAGTGGGATTGTGGCACTAGATAGCAACGGCTATAAATTAAGCTAGTGCCACAAAAGGCCCCATAAAGAGGTAAAAAAATGATAGTAACAGATTTATCAAACAGTTTTAATCCAGTACCTAAAAAAAAGACAGAAAAGAAAAAAGAAGTTACAACAATTAAAAAGAAAAGCAAGAAGTTAGCAAAGCTAGAGAAAAACAGATTTAGCATAATAACAAAAGACTTAGAACATTGTTATTTATGTGGAAGTAAGAAACAAGACTTTCACGAACTAATAGAAGGTAAAAATAGACAAGTTAGTATGAAGTATGGATTAGTAATACCAATTTGCCGAAAATGTCACGAAATAGTGACAAATGATAAAACTTTACAGGATAAATTGCATAAAGTCGCACAAAAAGAGTTCAAAAAGCATTACAAGTCAGAAAACTTTATACAAGTATTTGATAAAAATTATTTATAAAAATTAGGAGGAATGAAAATGGAATTTAGAGTTGGAGATAAAGTAAAAATAATAAGTAAAAAAAATGGTGATCAATATATCACTTATGGAGTAGAAAAAACATTCACAAAATCAGATTTAAAAGACGGAGATAAATGCACATTAAAGAATGGACAAGTTATATTTGTTGATAAGACTTCAAATTATGGTTTTAACAGCATTGATGCACAATTAAAATACTTTAATGATGACGTAAGTATTGTAAAAGTAGAAAGACCAGTAAAATATGAGACACTATTTGAAAGAGAAGAAGAAATACTAGACGAGACAGAAAAGAGATATTTATCAAACGTAATTAAACCTTTTAGAGACAAGGTAAAAGCTATAGAAAAAGTTTCATACTCTAGAGAGTTCATAAAAATATATATAAAAGAAGATGAACTTACCATATTACCATATTTTGAAAAAGGTACAATGTACAAAGGAATGAAAGAAAATAAAGAATACACATTAAAAGAATTAGGATTATAACAACAAGGGCTAGACATAAGTTTTAGCCCTTGTTTTTACGAAAGGAGAAATACATGTACAGTGTTTTTATTATAAATTCAGATAATGTATGTGATTATATATATAATTCAGCAGATGGAATTAGATACAACGATGTAAGCCAAGAGGAATTAGATTTTTTATTAAAAATATCGTTAAAACATAATTATTCAGTAGTAGTACAAAAAAACGATGAAGAGGTCAGATAGTATGGAAGGTTGGATAAAAGTACATAGAAAATTAGTTGATTGGGAATGGTACAACGACATAAATGTAAAAGTAGTATTTCTTCATCTCTTACTAACTGCTAACCACAAAGAAAAACAATGGAAAGGACAAACTATTTTAAGAGGACAAAAGCTAACATCAATAGAACATCTTGCAGATGATGTAGGTCTAACAATTCAACAGACGAGAACAGCATTAAAAAAGCTAAAATCAACACACGAGATAACAATAAAAACAACAAACAAAAACACTTTGATAACTATTGAAAAATTCAATAATTATCAATTTGAAATAGATGAAGATAACAAGCAAAATAACAAACAATTTAACAATTTAATAACAAACAATCAACAAACAAATAACAAACAAATAACAACAAACAAGAATGAAAAGAATGATAATAATGATAATATAAAAAAAGAAAAAAATAAAAAAAGAAAAACCTTTGAAGAAGTTCTTGCCGAAAATAATTGTTCAGAAGAGCTAGAAATTACTGTTAGAGATTTTATAGATATGCGAAAAACAATAAAAAAACCAATGACTTCAAAAGCCTTAGAGTTGTTGTTTAGAAACTTGGAAAAGTTGACGAACTTAGAGGAAGAAAAGATTGCAATATTGAATCAATCTATTGAACATGGTTGGCAAACAGTGTATCCACTAAAAACAAATAATATGCGAAATAGCTCAAAAGGTGAGATTAAGGAAGAGGAAAAACAAGAAGAACTCAAAGAGATAGACATATCGGGGTTAACACCAGAAGAATATGATTTGCTTGTAAAGAAAAAGATAACAATACAAGATTTAATCAAGAAAGGAAGAATAAATGTATGACGAAGAACTTGAAAGAGCAATGCTATATTATGTGATTTTTGAACAAGAACAATATGCATTAGATGAAACAGATTTTATTAACGAACGAAACAAAAAAATCATAAAGGCAATTAATGAATTAAGGGCAGAAAAGAAAGAAATTTCAATGCTTTCAATTAAGTCAAAAATTAAAGCAAATGGTAGTCAAGTTTTAGAATACATAAGTTCGTTAGGAGATTTTGTAAGAACATCGAGTGCAGAGAATGTATATAACGAATTAATAAGTTTATCAAAGAAACGTAAAATTTTTGATTTGTTGCAAAGTAAAGTGAGTGAAATAGCAGATGCGGAAAATATAGATGTACTAGCAGAGAACATAATAAAACAGATTAATAGTATAGAACGACTAAACGAAAAAGAACAGACTTTTAGCGAACAAGTATTGAATACAGTAAGTGCGCTAGAAGAGAACTACAACAATAAAAATGATTACTCGCTGTACACAGGTTTAATGGATCTAGACAATAAAATTTGTGGATTACACAATCAAGAATTAACCATTATTGGAGCAAGACCAGGAGTAGGAAAAACAACATTTGCACTTCAAATAGCGACAAAAATAGCAGAGAAAGGCAAAAACGTAACAATAATAAGTTTAGAGATGTCGGATATCCAGATAATCCAGAAAATATTGGCAACCAAAACTAAAGTTAATAGCTATAAGATGAGAATGGGTACAATAGAAGATGATGACTGGGAAAAGATAGCAAAGGCTAGCACGGAAATATCTAAACTACCGATTAATCTAATAACTAAGGCAACAACAATTCAAGCAATAGAGACAATTGCAAGAAAATTGAAAAATCGAAATAAGCTTGATTTATTGATAATAGACTACATACAACTAATCAAAAATAAGGGCAAATTCAATAATAGAGAGCAAGAGGTTGCAGATATAACAAGAACATTAAAATTACTTAGTCTAGATTTAAAAATTCCGATAATTGGTATATGTCAATTAAACAGAAATGCAACAAGGCAAGAGCCTAGCCTAGCAGATCTAAGAGAAAGTGGAGCCATAGAGCAAGATGCAGACAATGTAATATTTTTATACCAAGAAAAAGAACAGGAAGATAGCATTGTCGATATAACGGTTAAAATTGCAAAGCAAAGAGCAGGAGAAGTTGGAAAAGTATATATGAAATTCAATAAACCAAATAGTGAATTTAAGGGAGTAATGAGATGTTAGAAATAAATAAGAAACAGTTACTTGGTTTTGACAATGTGAACAGAGCGAGGATACTTAAATATATAGCATTAAGGTTAATTAAATATATAGGAGATGATACAAATGAAAACAACGCAAAAGGATAGAATAATAAATTATATACGAGAGTTTGGCTCAATATCTAGCTGGGAAGCATACGCAGACTTAGGGATAACACAGTTAGGAGCAAGAATAGACCAACTTAAAAAAGAAGGATACGAATTTAAAACAGAATGGGAAAGCAACACTAATAGATATGGCGAGAGAACAGATTACAAGAGATATTATTTAGCAGATATGGTTTCAGAGAATATGGAACATATAACACAGTATTAAGGAGGGAAAAATGCTAAGGGAAACAACTATAACAGAGATAATAAAGAATATTGTAGAAGGCAATGTAAAAATAACAGATAATTCAATTTGTGGGAATTGTAGTAAATGTGGAGAATGTTGTACTAACTTTCTGCCAGTAACACAAAAAGAAATTAATGAAATACAAAAATACGTAATTGAGAACAAAATAAGACCACAAACACAAATATTAGTAATGCAAAATAGACTAAGTTGTCCATATTATAATGGGAAAAAGTGCTTGATATATGAAGTAAGACCATTGATTTGCAGAGAATTTTATTGCTATAAAAAAGTAAATACGGAAAGTGCCAGAAAGCTAATGGCAGAAAAAAGAATAACAGTAAACATGTGGGCAATAGCAGAAGAAATAGATAAATATTTAAAAAGGACTAGTTTATGAAACAAATAGAAAAGAATACGCTTTGCTACTATTGTATGGGTTGTAACAAACAAGAAAACGAAAATTATAAGCCAGTAATGAGATGTAAAAACTTTATACAGGGTATTGAAAATTGGCAAGAAAAATTAAGAGAGGAGCTAAAGAAAAATGGCAATAAACAGTAAAAAGAAACGGAAGTGCAGGAGAAAGAGAATTGGCTAATAAATTAAAAGAATACGGCTATAAATGTAGAAGAACACAACAGTTTTGTGGGAATACTGGACAAGCAGATGATGTAGTAGGACTTGATTATATACACATTGAAAGCAAAAGAGTTGAAAGGTTAAATATAGATAAAGCAATTGAACAAGCAGTAAGAGATACAAAAGACAATAAGTTCCCTACAGTATTTCACAGAAAAAATAGAAAAGATTGGTTGGTAACAATGAGGCTAGATGATTGGATGCAAATGTACAACGAATATTATTCTGGTAGAAAGATAAAAGAATATGAGAATACCGAAGATAATAAGTAAAGATGGACATGAGTACATATTGATACAGCAATGCAACAAAAATATGTATCTATACAAAGAAATGATATATGGCTACAAAGAATGCTTTAAAGTCGATGAATTAAGTCTCATAACAAACAAAATAGCAAGAGGTCGCCCACCAAAATATAGATAGAAAGGAGAATAAAGGAGAGAAATATGAAAATATATGATAAGAGAATATATAAAATAAGTGAGTGTATAAGAGTAGTGATAATAGTAATAGTATGTTTCATGATAGGGTATGTATGTGGAATATTAGCAGGGGATAAGTCAGAAGAGCTAAAAAATAAAGACATAGAAATAGAATCGCTAAAGGACACTGTGTATATGTTGAGGAGGGAGAAAGATGAGTGAGATAGAAATTGGAGAATATGTGAGAACAGAGTATGGAATATCAAAATTGATAGAAATAAGGAAAGTAGATGGCTGTGAAGAACAAAAAATATATATTTTTGATGATATTTCAGATGAGTTATGGAGCGGAGATTTGCCAAATGAATTATGGAAAAGTGAAATAGAATGGCACGAAGAAAAATTTAACAATAAAATATTTTTAAAACACAGCAAACAACTAATAGATTTAATAGAAGTTGGAGACTATGTAAATGGAAGAGAAGTAAAACATATTGCTATGTTTGAAGGATTTCCAGATTATCCAAAACTAATATTTGTTGATGAAACACATTTGATACCAGACGATACTTGTGAGAATGACGAAATACAAACAATACTAACAAAAGAAATTTATATGGCTAATTGCTATAAAGTAGGAGGAGAAGATGAATAGAGATATAAAATTTAGAGGAAAGAGAATGGATAATGGCGAATGGGTTTATGGAGATTTATTACAACCAACAGAAATATGTGATATATATGAAATAGCGAATTGCGAAAGCATAGATGGAACGAGATATGAAGTAATTCCAGAAACAATAGGACAATACACAGGCTTGCACGATAAAAACGAAAAAGAAATATATGAGGGAGATATAGTAAAAGTTCCAGTTAGAAGATGTGGAAATAGTTACGGTAATTGGTGGCAAGATAGAAATGATAATCATGGTTGGACAGGAGATTTTGTATATAAAAAAATAGAATTTAAAAATGGTTATGATAATTTGAGCGAAACTATGGGAGGATTTGTTTTTAAATATTTACCAATTACTAAAAAACAAATTAAAGTAATTGCACAACCAAGAGGAAAAGAAAGAACTGAACAAAATGTAGATACATATAATTTTAAAATTGAAGAAGTACAAGTAATCGGAAATATATACGATAATCCAGAGTTATTAGGAGGAGAATAGATAAATGTATTATTGTTTATTTGAACAAAGTGGAACATTTAAAAACGAATTTAAAAAACTTGGTTATGAAGCAATAGATTATGACATACAAAATGAATTTAATGAGACAGATGTAGTAATAGATTTATTCAAAGAAATAGAAAAAGCATATAACAAAGAAGAAAGTATATTTGATAACATAATTGAAAAAGATACAATATTAGCATTTTTCCCTTGCGTAAGATTTGAGAATCAAATTGAGCTGCATTTTAGAGGAACTTGTAATTCGTTAAGAAAATGGTCAGATGAACAAAAACTAGAATATGACCTAAAATTACATAGAGAATTAGATTTGATGTATGAAACGATAACAAAATTAGCAATAGTGTGCATTAGAAAGAAAATACCATTAATAATTGAGAATCCATATTCAACAACGCACTATTTAGTCAAATATTGGGCTATACCAAGCAAAATTGTAGATAAAGACAGAACTTTGCGTGGAGATTATTTTAAAAAGCCAACGCAGTATTGGTTCATAAATTGTGAACCTAAATACAACATGATTTTTGAATCCTATAGCTGGAATAAGAAGAAAAACATTGGACATACAAATCCCCGGAGCAAAAAGAAGTTTAATAGCACCAGAATACGCAAACAGATTTATAAGAGAATTTATAGTAGATGTAAAGGAGCAAATAAGGTATGAGTAAAGAGGAAATATCTAAAGAAACAAAAAATACTTTACAAAATTGTTGGGTCATGACAACAAATCACGAACTAGATAATGAAAATAAAAAATTAAAAGAAGCTATAACTGAAATATTAGATAAAACAATGACCTCAACAGAAAAAAGCGAATATTGGTATAAATACTATATAGAAAAAAAGCAATATAATGACGATTTAGAGTATAATAAAAAGTTATTAAAAGATTGGTCAAATATTTTAAAAGGCATGGGCAATAGAAATTATCCTTATTGCTATGCTATTGATAGAATTTTAGCAGAGTTAGAAAGGAGTGAATCAAATGAAAACAGCAGATGAAGTTATATTAACACCGATGTATAAAGGCGAAGTATATAAATATCATGAATGCTCAAATTGTAAAAAAGAAATATACTTTGAAGAAGATATATTTCAACCATTTCATTTTGAAGAAAATATAAAATATTGCCCATTTTGTGGAAAAGAAGTAATAAGATATGCAAAACCAAAATTTATAGAAGAAATAAATTGGAATTGGTTAGATGAATACGAATTTGTTGTAGAAAAAATGTATAGAGAATTAGAATATATAATTTATTGTAAGCTAGATAAAGAACAAATAGACGAATTAGAAGAAAAGTCTGCAAGAGGAATGGAATATTTTGGACAGGATAGATGGTCCTTTCCATATAGTAAAGGAACTATATGCGACATAATTCATCAAATAACAAGAACTAAAGTACATTATACGGAAAAACGAAAACTTGAAAAAGAGTTTGGAGGTGTTTTAAGTGAAAAAAATAAAAAGAATAATAGAAAAAATTAAAGATATATTTAGTTTACATTGCCCTGAATGTGGTGGAAGAATAAAAAGTGAATTTTTAGATATGGAAATAGACCACATTGTATACAAGTGTGAGAAGTGTGGAGAGGAGTGGATTTAATGCAATTATTTGAAGATCTAATAAAATGTAAAGACTGTATGAATAATATAAATAACAAGTGTATGTTATATCCAGGAAAAGATGTAAAAGAAGAAAATACAGGTTGTTATGTAGGAATAGATAGAAATAATAAACAAAAACTTGTAGGAGGTATTTTAAGTGAAAGAAAAAATAAATAAAAGAACAACTAAAGATAGCATTGAATATTTAGAATTACAATGTATTGTCAATAATAGAATACATGATTATGTTGCAAAGTATCATAGCTATCCTAAATATATTAAATTACCTTTATGGATATTTGAATGTTTAAAACAAACAATGTGTGAAGTAGACTTAAAAATAGATTATCAAACAGGAAAATTTACATTCTTTAATTTAAAAGTTTGTGAAACTGTTAGTATAGAAAAAGCAGAAGAAATCGAGGTGTTTTAAGTGAAAGAAAATAGTGATGGTAACGACACAAATGTCGGTAGCATAGGAAATAGTATAGAAGAAGATATGAAAATATTAGAAGGAATAATAAAAGGAGATGAAGATTGTATTAATGCAATATATAGTCAAATGAAAGTAAAAAATGACAATGATGAAGATATACAATATTATAAAAAAGAAATACAAAGCATTAAAAATATAGTAAATAATTATTTAAAAGAAAAAGCAAGAGCAGATAAATTAGAAAAAGAATATAGTGTAATGTTAACAGAATTAGATGAAAATGAATGCAAGTATAAAAGCCTATTAAATGAAAATGAAAAATTGATATATGCTAGAAATTGGTATTTTGAACATACAGTTGGCAAAATATGTACTCCAGAAATGCTAGATAAGATTTTAAGAAACGATTATATTCCAAAATCAAAATTAAAAGATATAATAGACAGAATTGATTATGATATAAAAAAGACTAAAGAAATAATATCAAAAAATACAAATATCAATGCAAGTTATCGAAAAAATGATTATCAAATAGTAAGATTAAGAGCAATGAACACAAAATCTTTAGATATAAAAAATAGATTACAAAAATTACTGGAAAGTGAGGAATAACAATGAAATTATATGAAAGAATAGAAAACAATAATTTTGATGAAATAGACAAAAATAGAGCAATTGAATTAATTGAAGGTGGAAATGGACATTTAGTTTATAATGAAAATTATTTTAAACTACAAAAAGAAAATGAAGAATTAAAAAATAACATAAGAAAAAATGAAAATGAGTTAGAATTTGATGTTAATTGTGACTGGATTGCTTTACAAAAAATGTTAGACGAATCTGAAAAAAGCAATGAATATATATCATACAAGAATGAAAAATGGATAAAAGAAAAGTATTGTATTCCAATTCAAAAAATAAAAGCCAAAATAGAAGAACTGGACATAGCAATATCAGAATGTATATATTTAGATGATGACGACAAAGCATACAAAAAAGCAGTTAAAAAAGACAAGTTATGTTTATTGAATCAAAAAAGAGCCTTGCAAGAACTACTAGAAGGGGGACAATCATGAGTAATGTTTATGATATGTCAGGCAAAAAGAAAGTAATATTTACAGAAGAGACAGAAACTAATATCACATATAAAGAAATAATGCAAATAGTAGTAGAATATGCAACAGAAGAGGGATGTCATCAGATATTTTGCGATGGAGGAATAAATATGTGTCCATCAGACATATTCGGACCAGAAAAAATAGATAAAAAGAAAGAAGAAGATACTTGCAACTATGAAAGTATAGGATGCACTAAATGTTGGACTAATGCACTTAAAAAAGTAAAGAAGGAGTGAGAAAAATGGCTATAAAGAATTATACAACAACTATAAATGTAAATAAAACCATAGGAGAAATACAAGAATTATTAAGTAAACATGGGGCTACTGCGATTATGACAGAATATAGTAATGGAAATGTAACCGGATTAAGTTTTAAAATTATGACTTCCAGAGGAGAACTTGGTATTAGGTTACCCTCAAATACAGACAGAGTTTTACAAGTTTTAAAAAATCAAAGAAAAAACAATAACCAAGTTAAAGATACCTTTGACCAGGCAAATAAAGTTGCGTGGCGAATAATAAAAGATTGGATAGATGCTCAAATGGCAATATTGGAAACTGAAATGGTGGAAATGGAACAGATATTTTTACCATATGTTATGAATAATAAAGGACAAACTTTATACGAATCATTTAAAGAAAATAGAATATTATTGGAGGATAGTAATGATTAAAGAACTACAAGATGATATAAAAGCAAAAGAAATCAAATAAAATGGAGGTTAATCTATGGGAACAGAAGATACAATAGAAATGGTAATAATTAAGAACGATACTGTAATAAAGAAGAAATTCAGTGTTATAGACGAAGACGAGGTAATAAGTTTTAATTTAGGGAATTTCTTTATAGCACTACGAAAAGAAGATCTTAGAAAATTAATATGAGGAGGTACAAATGAAATTAAGTAAAGAAGATTACAGAGAAGCAAAGAGTTGTTTAAAAAGATACAAATACAATTGCATAACAATAATGAATATTAAATTGGATATAATGGGACTAAATTCATCAGTACTCGATGGCATGCCAAAAGCACCATATAAAGTAACAGACAAGGTATTAAACAGTGTGATACTTTTACAAGAAGATAAAAAATTACAGAAATGCACAAAAGAATATAAAGCAGTGGTACAATCATTACAACTTGTTGATAATTTAGCAAATAAGATTTTTGAGGAAGAGTTTGTGAAGCGGAAATGATAATAAATGGAATGTTATAGATAAGTTACACATAAGCTTAGAGACATATAAGAGAAGAAAGAGAAAACTAATTTATACGGTACACGAAGAATTAAAAAAGTAACACCAAACTTACAGCCATAATGGTTGTAAGTTTTTAAAAAAAATTTTAATAAAACTATTGACATACGTAATAATACGTAGTATAATTATATACAGAAGGGAGGAAAATAGATGCGTGCAAGAGAACTGATAAGATTGTTAGAAGACAACGGTTGGTATAAAGTTTCTCAAAATCGGTTCTCACTTAAAAATGAAAAAACGGACAACAAGTTGAAATAATACCAGTACATAGAAAAGATATACCAATCGGAACAGTAAATACAATCTTGAAAAGGACAGGGCTGAAATAAGCCCTTCCATATACATAGTATTTTATTTTTGGGCATGCACTCCTTTCTAAAATGAAGAAGGTGGTTGAGAATGAAAAAGAAAGTTTATCCTGCTATTTTTAAATTTGATAAGACTGAAAATTGTTATTTAATTGATTTTATTGATTTGAAGGGTTGTAGTACTTTTGGGAAAAGTATAGAAGAAGCGTTTAGTATGGCTCAAGAAGCAATGGGATTATATCTGGAAGACTGTAAAGATTATCCTATAGCTACACAAGAATTAAACAATATAAGATTAAATGAAGATGAATTTATAGCATTAATAGATATAGATATGGAAGAATATTATAAAAAACATAGCAATAAAGCAGTAAAAAAGACATTAAGTATTCCAGAGTGGCTAAACGTTGAAGCGGAAAAGAAAAATATAAACTTTTCACAAGTGTTACAAGAAGCTTTGAAAATAAAGATAGAAGAACTTGATTAATATAAAAATATTTGTTATAATATAAATAGCACGTATCTATTATTTCTATAATAGAGACTGAGAGTGGGAAAAATAAAGAAACCTACTCTCTTTTTTTTTATTATAAAAAAATGACCCTTTTTTGACCTTTTTTGTTAAAAAAACGTGTTATAATATTAATATCAAGAAAAATAAATATAAACTTTTGCAAGAGTTTTGCGGCGAACGCAAGGCTCTTTTTTAGTGGAGAAGTAATGAATTTGGAAAGGTGTATAAGAACACAATGCAAGATGTGCAGATTTTACAATAAGTGTTTTAAGAAGAAAAATGAAAAAAAGAAGAAAAAAAAGGAAATCTTATAATTGGGAATTTGAAATAGCAAGAGGAAATACAGATAAGTTTTATAATTCTACAGACTTTGATATAGCGAGAGAAAAAGTTCTAGCAAGAGATAAAGGGAAATGTCAATTTTTTTTAGGTAAATGGAATGATGGTAAACATTTCCCAAATAAAATAAAAATAATAGATGCTGAAATAGTTCATCACATTATACCAATAAAACAAAGACCTGATTTAGCATTAGATATTAATAATATGGTAAGTTTAAGTTTTGAAGCACATGAGATTATAGAAGATAGAAATAGATTTAAATATAGAAAAAGAAAAAGAATTACGCAAGAAAGGTGGTAACTATGAAGCTAGAACATTTAATGCAGACATATAAGATTAATGAAATAGAAGCGGAACTAAAAGAAGAAACCGAAGCAACAGACATAAATGGCAATAAAGAAAGAGCTGGAGTAATTAGCTTTGGCAACGGAATATCTGCAAGTTATTTGTTAGATGATGAAGAAATAGTAGTAGCAATGAAAATATTCTTTAATTGCTTGGCAAGAAATAGTTTTAAAGTTGATGCACAAATAAGTCATGTAATTAAAGTTATAACAATTATGCAAAATACAATAATGTTATTATCTAATATACCTCAAAAAGAATGTAATATGATATTACAAAGTTTAGGATTATTTGACAATACATTTACACAAGGAAAACAAATACAACACTTAGACCATACTTACAAGATAGAAATAATAGATGGATTATTATGTTTAAGTATAAATGAAAAAGAGGAGGAAAGATAGTGAAGAAGTAACATTAGATACAATAGAAGATGAAGTGATGGATATAAATATAATAGAAATCATATCAACAAACCAATATGCAGATGGGAAACCAATACAATCAAAAATAGAATATAAATATAAAGAAATTTAGAAGCGGAACACCCCCGTCAAAATCTCGGACTAAAACGAGCTTAAGGAGAGCGGGTGTGTGGTCAAGACTGTTTAATTTTTCAAATTATATCACGTGAAAGGGGGTATAATATGGCGAACACTAAGGAAAATGATGAAATAAAACAAATAAGAGAAGATTTATTAAATCAATTAATAGAACAAAACAAATTTGGAAAACATTTTGAAAGTTTGGTTGAGGACTATATAAACTTTGAGAAATTAAAAAGAAAAATGCAAGCAGATATTAATAAGAATGGGCTCCGAATAGAGGTTATGACTGGAAATGGATTCGTAACTGAGAAGAAAAATGACAATGTTTTAGATATTCTGAAAGTAAATGGCCAGCAACTAAAAATTTTACAAGATTTAGATTTAAAAGCTCCATCACAAACACCGAAAGAAGGTGGAGGAGATGATCTACTGTAAAGAAATAAATGAATATATAAAATTTGTTGAAGATAATCCAAATGAAACAGATGATGAAATTAAATTGTTAATTAAAAATATTGTAAAGCCAACATTGTCGAGAGATGATGTTTTTTTTGATGAAGAAACTTTCAAAAAAGCAATACTATATTGTGAAAAATGGTATTATAAATTATTTCCTTATCAAAAATTTGCTTATGCTTTATTTTTTATGTATGACAAGAACAATTTGGATATAGTTATCTTTCCAGACATCTTAATATTAATGGCTAGAGGGAATGGAAAAGATGGAATGATAATGCCATTAGCAAACTTTTTGCAGACTCATTATTATGGAATTAAGAATTATCACATTGATATTGTCGCAACGTCAGAAGAACAGGCCTTAAATTCATTTAATGTTGTTTACAACATGTTAGAAGACAATAAAGAAACAATGAGAAAATACTTCTATTGGAATAAGACAGAAGTAATTAATAAAACAACTCATTCTACATTAAGATACAACACGGCAAATGCTAAAACAAAAGATGGCAAGCAAACAGGAATGATTATATTTAATGAATATCATGCGTATGAAGATTATAAACAAATTAATGTATATAGCTCTGGATTAGGAAAAATTAAACATGCAAGAACCGTTACAATTACAACAAATGGACAGGTAAGGGAAGGCCCACTTGATGAAAAAATAGCTTTAGCAAACAATGTATTAAATGGTGAACAAAATTTTTTAGGATTATTACCAATTATATACAAAATAAGGGACAAGAAAACAGTTGATGAACCAATGAAAAAATTTTTAGAAACTGGACAGAAAGAAGATATAGATATAACTGCTTGGGTCCAAGCTAATCCTAGTTTAAGATTTATGCCTGTTTTAGAAAATGAAATTATTAAAGATTATTTGAAAATGCAAAAGCAAAAATCATACAGAGTAGAATTTTATTCGAAAAGGATGAATTTGCCACAACAAGATAATGAAGAAACTGTTGTTGAGTGGGAGCTAATTTTGAAAGCATCTTATATTGATGAGGAAAAAGAAATTGAAAGACCAACAGGAGAAATAAAAGGAAGAACAGCAATAGTAGGAATTGACTTTGCATCATTAAATGACTTTGCAAGTGCAGGCTTTCTATTTAAAAGAGATGGAGAATATATTTGGAGACAAAGAACTTGGATTTGTTCTAAAAATAAATTCTATAATGATATTAAATTTCCTTTCCAAAATATTGGACAGGATGGATTTAATGATTTTGAAATAACAAACAAAGAAAGTATAGACGCAAGAGAAATGATAATGTGGATTTTATCAGAAATGAGTAAATATAATGTTAAAAAAATTGTATTAGATACATATAGATACAAATTATTAGAACAAATTTTTAAAGAAATGGGAGTATCAGTTGAAACAAAAGATAATCCTTATGGATTGGTAAGAATGATAAGATATCCTGCAAGTATTGCAGCAATAGTTGCTCCTCGTATTGAAGTTGCTTTTGCAGAAGGTAAAATAAATATAGGAAATAGCTCAATTATGAGGTGGGCAATAAATAATACTTGTGTAAAAACAGGAAAAGATGGAAACAAAAAATATGAAAAAATAGAACCCAAATTAAGGAAGAATGATCCTTTTATGGCTTTTGTGGCAGCAATGAGTGTTCAGGAACTTTTAGATGAAGAAATTATTTATGTTTAGGTGGTGAAGCAATGTTTCTAGATAAAATATTTAAAAATGACAAAGGAGAATATGTAGATATATTAGATGTACTGTTTGGAAAAAACGATTTAGAAAATTATATATATACAATAGCAGAGGCTCATGCAATAGATTTAATAGCAAGCACTATTGCTAAAACAGAGATACAAACTTTTGAAATGAAAAAAAATAAAATTGAAGAAAGTAGAGGAAATTTGTATTGGACCTTAAATATACAGCCTAATTTTAATGAAAATGGAACAAGTTTTTTATATAAATTAGTTTGTAAATTGTTAGTTGATAGTTCAGCACTTGTTTTAATAAATGGCTCTAACAACGAGTATTTATATGTTGCAGATAGATTTAGTATTAGCGATAAAGTTCTAAAGGAAAAAGTATTTACAGATATAATGATATCAGATGCAGAAGGAAATTCTATAAGTGCTACAAAGAAATACACAACAGATAACACTATTTACTTTTGTCTAAACAATAATTTGCTAAGAACAGCAGGTGAAAATTTTAAACGAAATACAGGAAAAATACTGAAAGCAGCACAAGGTAGCTTTATAAAAGCAAATACAGGAAAATGGAAATTGAAAAAGCCTGGTGGACAACCAATGTTAATGGATGCAGCAACTGGACAACAATTAGATTTGAAAGATTATAAAGAAAGAATAACAGATGGGTTATTTAAAGAAGATGATGCAGTTATATTGCTATCTGAAATGTTCGATTTAACAAATTTGAATCAAAACAAGGAAAAAAATCTAACGGATTTTGAAAATACATTCTTGAGAATAAGCAAAACAGTAGCTCAAAAATGGAAAATCCCATTTGATGTTTTTTTTGGCGATTTTACAGACAAATCAAATGGCTTGAATAATTTTATAACTTTTGCAGTGGATTTGTATTATGAACTAATAGAAGACGGTTTCAATATATCTCTTGTAGGAAAACAAAGTTATTTAAAAGGTGAATATGTAAAATTTGACAGAAGTACAATTTCTCATAGAGATGTTTTAGATTGCGGAACTGGCATTGATAAACTGACAGCAAATAAATTTAGCAGAAATGAAATAAATAAGTTTTTAAGATTACCTTATATAGATGAGGATTGGGCAAATGAACACGCCCTTACAAAAAATTATGAAAATGTGAAGGGAGGTGCAGGAAGTGAAGAATAAATTTTACAGTTTTAAAAAAGAAAGCGAGAATAGTGCAAGTGTTTATATTTATGGAGATATAACATCTTATGAATGGTTTGAAAATGATGTTTCGGCTTGGGGGTTTAAAAAAGAACTTGAGGAACTGGGAGAAATGTCAGAATTAAATGTTCATATAAATTCTTGTGGAGGGGAAACATTTCAAGCTTTAGCAATTTATAATTTATTAAAGAGCTTAAAAGCACAAATTAATGTATATATAGATGGAATTGCTGCTTCATCAGCATCTATTATTGCTATGGCTGGAAATAAAGTATATATGCCAAAAACATCATTAATGATGATACATAATTGCTGGACTTATGTTCTAGGAAATGCAGAGGAATTAAGAAAAACTGCAGATGATATGGACAAAGTTAAAGAGGCTTATAAAGCAGCATATTTGTCTAAAATTAAAATTACAGAAGAAGAACTAGAAAAATTATTGTCTGATGAAACTTATTTGACAGCCCAAGAATGTTTAGATAAGGGATTTGCAGATGAATTAATAGAAACAGAAGAAGATAATACCATTAATCAATATGCTAATAAAGCTATATTCAATCTTGTTAGTAAAATAAAGAAACAAGATAAAAAACAAAAAGTTGAACTTAATGGAGAAACAATAAAAGAAATATCAGAAAATGTTGCTAATAGCATAGTTCAAAGCCTAACTAAAGAAGGCGAAAAAACTAAAGAGCTATTAGATACACGTCAAGAAAAACCGATTAAAGAAGATGCATGGGCATCTTTTTTTAATACAAAAAATTAAAAAAAGGTAGGTAAAAAATTATGAAAATTAATGAAACAAAAATGAAACAAGCTAGAGAAGATGCTTTAAAAATTCTTCAAGAAACAGAGGACAAATCACAAGCAGTTATTGAAGCTATGGACAAAATTGTGTCAGTTCAATATGAAGATTTAATATCAGAAATTCAAGAACAAGCAAACAAAGCAGAAAGTGATGCTAATTATGCAAAAACATTAGGCTTAAGAAAATTATCAAAAGAAGAAAAAGATTTTTATACAGCTTTAAAAGATGTAAAACAAGCAATAACAGCTAAACAAATTGATATACTTCCAACCTCAATCATTGATGTGACAATGGAAGACGTTAAAAAAGATAGCGGAATATTATCAGACGTAAACTTTGCTCCAGCAGATGTTAAAAAATGGATTGTCGCAGAAAAAAGCGGTACGTATGCATGGGGTGCATTAACTGACAGTATTACTGGAGAATTAAGTGCAGAATTTGAAACATTAAATATGGATGTAAACAAACTTTCAGTTTATTTAGTAATACCAAAAGGAATCAGCGACTTATCGTTGCCATTTGTAGATAAATATTTTACAGCTATACTAAAAGAAGCTTTAAATGATGGATTAGAATATGGATATTTACAAGGAAATGGGGTAAAACAACCTATAGGAATTTATAAACAAATTTCTGCAGCAAATTCAGATAAAACACAAAAAGATAAAACAGTTAATACAACATTAACTAACTTTACTCCAAAGGGACTAGCATCTGCAAAAAAATACTTATCAAGAGATGGTAAGAGGACATTTGATAAATTAGTTTTAATTTGCTATCCAAACGATGAAGCAGATTATGTTGCACCTGCAATATATGATGCTGAAGGAAGAATGATAAGCTCATACAAAAACCTTATTGTTAAAACCTCTGCCAATAATCCAGAAGGAAAAGCAGCATTAGTAATTCCTAAAAAATACACAATGGGATTAACAAACTTTGGAATAAAAAATTATGAAGAAGTAAAAGCACTAGATGATGCTGATGTTGTTATAGGAAAAGGATATGCAAATGGTAGGGCAACAGATGATAACACAGCTTTCGTTTTTGATGTAACAAAATTAGAGGAATATGTTGCTCCTGTAAAAGTTATTGGAACTGTAGAAACAAGTGTAAAGGGAACAGTAACAACAAATACTGAAACACCAGGAGCTTAGATATAAGCTCCTGAATATAAATAGGAGGAATTAAAAAATGGCTTACAAAGTAATTGAGAAATTTAAAGATCTAAAAGACAATGACCATATTTATGAGGTGAATGACATTTATCCTAGAGAAGATATTAAACTTGAAGACATACCTCAAAAAAGAATTAAAGAATTGACAACTAAGAAAAATAAAATAGGCAAAATTCTAATTGAAGAAATTGAAGAGGAATCTGCTAAAAAAATAGAAGAATAGAGAGGTGTATAATGAACAATACACAAATTGAAAAATTAATTAAGGAAATTAGATCAGAGCAACATGTTTCGCCAAATGAAGAAGATGAGGTTATAGAAAAGCTAATAAAAGAAGCTGAATTTGATATTAATAGCAAATCTGGAGCTAAAATTGATTATGATGCAGACTTAACAGCAAGAGGCTTGTTAAAGAATTATGCAATGTATAGAAGATTTGGCAGAATTGCTGAATTTAAACAGTTATACGCAGGAGATTATGCTGACTTACAAGCAAAATATTACAAGCCTTCCGACATATAATGATGGAAAACTTAAGCTTTTTGCTATAAAACAAACCCAAAATACTTATCCTGTTGAATATTTAAAAAATATGAAAAAGGAAGTATGGTTTGAAGAATTATCAATATCAGACAAACTTCGTTTTGAAAGCGAAGAAAGAAAAAGAAAGCTCTCTTTAAAAATTAGAATACCTCAAATGAAAGAAATAACCTCTTTAAATGTTGTAAAAATAGGCAATGAATATCACAAAGTGTTTAATGCCTATCACTTTACTAATAATGATGGATTTAAGCAGACAGATTTAACTCTTGAGGAATATCCAAGAGTAAAATTGGAGGGAGATTTATGACAAAAAAAGAATTAGTTGAATTACTAGAAAAGTTAAAGATAACTATAAAAGAAGGAACGCCGACTGATGAAATTATGGAAGACGAAGTTAGAGTTTGTTTTTGGGATTATTATTGGGAAGACCAAACAGCAAGTGGAAAAGATTATAACACTGTAGTTACTTATCAGATTTCTATAATAGCTGACAGACCAAGACATACGAAACTTTTGGAACTAAAACATTTATTGAATAATATAGAGCTATTTCCTGCGATACAACACGAATATGATCCAGAAACAAGGCGTTGGCATTCATTTTTCTCACTAGAGGTATTAGAAAATGTCTAATGAAGTTTACGGATATAGTGGATTTGAGGCAATGTCTGAAATTTTGGAAAAATATATAGATGGCGCAGACAATGCAGTAGATGTATTAGAGACAGGTGCTAAAGAATTTGTTGGTGATTTGTTAAAACTTCCTAAACCAATTTCAAAAATTAGAAAATCAGGCTACACACACTTAATTAAGTGCTTTGCATATAAAAAGAAAAACAAAGAAGTAGAGGCAGGATGGGGCAAATATTATGGCCCAATGCTTGAGCATGGAACTGTAAAAATGAATGCTCAAGAACATCTATTCCCAGTATGGGATAGAAACAAAGAAAAGTATTATAAAAAAATGCTTACCAAGTTAGGAATAAAAACTTGGTAATTTTTTATTAAAGGAGGATTTTAAAATGGCAATTAATACAAAAAAACCTATGGTAAAAGAAACAGTAGGTGCATTATACTATGCATTCAATACACCAGATGATTCTGGCAATTTCACAACAACATATGAAGCAAATGTCACAAAAAGTAATGTAGTAAAAAATATAGGAACTACAGAAAACTCTGAGGTAGCTGTGGTTAGAGCTTCAGGACAAGACTATACAACTGTAAATCAAAACGAAAGTATAGAGATGGCAGTAGAAGTAGTTGCTTTTGACCCAGAAGATTTAGCAAAAATGAGAGGAGATGTTATAGGTACAGCAGGATTAAACCGTTCTGGAAGAACAGCCACAAGACCTTTCTTTGCATTTGGAAAAGTTGTAAAAAAATTAGAAGGAAAATTTGAATTAGCTTGGTACCCTAAATGCCAATTAGTAGAAAATACAGATGATATCGCAACAAAAGAAGAGAGCTTTTCAGAGCAAAATGATACAGTAACTATAAAAGCTTATGCATATAATGACTTAGGAGATAAAAAAACATATGTAAACAATGAAATGTCAAAATTCCCAGAAGGATTAACAGAAGAACTATTCTTTGCAAAGCCAATCCTAGACGATGCAGGATTAGCTGCAGCAATTACACCAGGAACTTAAAAAAAACAAGGCTCTAAAATTGATTTAGAGCCTTTTCTAAAATTATTTAATATAAGAATATAGGAGAAAAATATGGAAATAGAATTAAAAAATGGAGAAAACCTAACTTTAGAAGTAACACCACTTTTATTAGAATATATCGAAGATTATGAAGGTGGAATTGAACAATTAAAAAAAGATGCACAAGGTAATAAAGATAAAAATGGTTATACAAAATCAATGTATGCGACAAATCATATTTTATATTCAATTATAGCATCTAATTATGATGAACCATTAACATATAGACAAGCGGTGAGACTTGTGAAATTAGAAGATGTAGAACCAATAGTTGATTTTGTAATAAAAAACACACCAGAAGTTTCTAAAACAAGTAATATAAATAATTCTAAACATCGTTTGTAGAAAGATGTCGAAAATTGCGATACATTTTTCTTGTGATATTTTGTAGAATAATGTAAAATATTCTCAAGGGAGGGAGTCGATGAAAGAATTAATTTTAAAATGGTGGTTTTGGTTAGTAATTGTTTTGATATTAGCTTTAATTATATTTACAGTAATCTTATTAAATAGTAGCAATGATGGTGTAGGAAGCGCTGGAATAAGTAAAGAAGAATTTAATGAGATAATAGTAGGACAAACGACTAATTTTGAACTAAATAGTATTATAGATAAAAATGATGAATGGAATGAAGACGAGGTTTATGATAAATGCGTGAAAGAAATAGAAAATTTTAAAAAAGATAATAAGTATACTTACGTATATAAATACTATGGAGAAAAAGGTGGATATGCAATAATTACATTACAAGCTGATTATTCAAATGGGTATTATTATAATGATGTTGTGGTAATAAAAAAAGAAAACTTTAATTTAAAATAACTTTCGGCAAAAATCATATTTTACTCATACCTC